TCACTTAGAATTTTTAGTCTCAATTGGCGGCTTGTCGAGAGTGGGTGACACCTTCGTTTTACGATCATAAATCAGTACCTGGCTTTCTGTTTTATGTCCGCTGAACAGTTGTTTATCCCGGCTGCTTCCTTCGTAATCAGAGATACCTTTCGCCTTCAGATCGTGGAACGTACAGTCGAGAACGTACCCCAGTTTTACAGAAGCCTTATGCCTTGCCTCCTCCCATCGGTGGCTGAATCCTCTTTTACTGAACCCGCTACCATGTGAACCCATCAGGACGAATGCTCCTGGATTGCCGGAATTAGAGAATGTTTTTGCGAGTTCGAAAGCCTGTTTAAGCCGGTCTGTCCACTGCTTGATCTGGCTAACATTGTTTTTACCCTGCTGAATGAAGATGCCTTCCGGTGTTACCTGTCGCCACTGCATGCCGAGTACATCAGCCAGACGGGCAGCGCAAAGATAGGCAATTTCCATTGCTGTACGAACGACATCATCAGCCTCCTTATAGATGGCCTCATATTCCGCATCGGTAATGTACCTCCCGCGGGCGACAGCTTTAAATTTACTGACGCCCTGGCAAGGATTCCCTTTAACCATACCCCGTTCAAAGCCCCATCTGAAAACACGAGACATGCTACTCATTTCATGATTTGCCTGTGTTTTACTTTGCAAGCCTCGCCTATCCATAAACATCCTGATATCTTCAGTTTTAATTTTATCTGCCGTAATCTTCCCAAATACAGCAAGTAGCTTTTTCTGATGTTGCAGATAATCTTTCTGCGTCCTTGGCTTCAATTCAAGATAATATGCGCTCTTAAGAAATAACCCCCATAATTTACTGAATGTCATTACGTTGGCCTGTTCGTCAATTAATGCCTCATATCTTGCCCATAACTGAGACAAGGGCATTGATACGGGGCCAATTGTGATACATTCTTTTGAGGTCGGTTTGTAATAGTAACTGTACTTATTTGAATAAACGCGGGGAGGAAGTTTGTTATCCTCCTGGTTTTTTCTTTTTCTTCCCATAATTTAAATAGCATCAAAGTTTGGTTTTTCTTCTTCGTCAGCAACTATTTTGCGGTCGCCGAATAGTGCTGCATTTACGTGTGTCCATGTCACACGAGGCCGGCCATCGCGGCGTTTAACAAATGAAATTCCGGATTTCGCCAAAGCTGAACACTGCTTTGATGGAAAGCGGTAGCCGGTCAGCTCTACCAGTTCATCGTCGGTAAGGAGATCGTTTTCTCTGGTCATGGTCTTTCCTCATCATCCTGGCTATCGCGTTATCTGCTTCATCGCATGCGCGCACAACATCGGACTGGGTCAGGGTCCGCTTAAGTACGCTCGCCGACAGCCGGCCAATTTTGATATCGAAATCTGAAAGTAGAATGGTGCCTGGTTGCCATCGCAGCATTGTGGTCTCCGTTGATATGGTGGACCACAATGCTAACGACAGCTGCGGGTTATTTCTGATTAGGCTTAATCAGGTTTTGTTTCGGTTGGAATGCGCCATCCTCACGCGTTATCTTGATCTTACGGGGGAAGTGCATACCGAGTTCACACCTGGCCAGCGCTTCGATAATTGCGTTAGTTCCATCTGGTAACACGATATGAACCGCATCACCTTTTTTCAGGGATAGTCTCAGCATATCAGCGCACCTGCAGTGACCGTTCGCCAATCTCAAGGTGAGCTCCCGGCACTGGGTTTAACAGTTCTTCCGGTATCTCTCCGCCATCAGCAGAAATCTGTGCAGCCGCCGCCTGCGAGGATTCGATAGCCTCTTTGATTGCCTTTTTATCTGGCGTAACCACTGTCTCAACGGTTACCAAATCATCCGGGAGTAAATCAACGTTATCGATCACCACATTGATTGCACCTTTACGGGCGGTGAAGGTGTTCTTTGCGGTTTTAACGGTATCCTGCCCCGCGGCCAGCAGGCACTGAAGAACATAATTCTTCAGGTTGGTGATCTTACCTTCGAATGACTTTTTACGGGCGGCCAGGCGTTTGGCTTCTTCGTCGCAGGTTTTCGCCAGACCTTCAAGGTTGCGAACATGGACGAATACCGCGTCGAGTTTGTCGCCGAGCTGCAGCTCGAGCCCCTCCATTGTATCGGCGATCATTTCAGCTGACAGACCAGAACCGTCTTCATTTTCCAGAAGCGCCTGGAGTTTAGACATATCAGCAGCAATAGCAATTGCAGTTGTGGAAGTCATTATGCTTTCTCCTCGGCTTTATTCAGTTCTTTGAGACGACCATCTTTAATGGCAATCAGGCGGCGCAGGCGGCCAGAAAGATAGCGTTCATGTTGCTTGTCGCCGTTGGCCTGTGCGGCCTTAATGTGAACATCGATTTCACGTGCGATAGGGGAGAACACGCCGTTTATTTCGTTCACTGTTACGCCATGTGCCAGTGTATTGGCGACGCGGGTTAGTTTGTCGTCGAACTCCTGACGCAACCGCGCTGCATCTTCGGCGGTTTCGCTGGCATTCTTGAGGTCAAACTCAGCTTTGTTTTTCTGGCGATATTCTGGATTGTCATAGAGGCCCATAAAGATATCGCCGCTGAATCCGAGGCCGGATAACGCCTTTTTGGTGGCGTCAGTTAGTGATTTTTTAGTAGCTTCGCCGTCGCAGATAGGGCCGTATTTACTTCCGTAAATGTAGGGAGTGCAGCCATAGGCGTATTCTTCGCCGCGTACATCGTTCTTCAGATACCAAAGCCTGATTTTAATAACGTGGTGCTTCTCCATGAGGATGCCACCCATACCATCAGGGATCAGTTCCCACGTGTTATTGCCATCGGCACCCTTGATAGTGCGGGTAATTGGCGCGCCTGTATCAAAACGTTCTTCCAGAATATCAACGCCCCAGCCCTGACCTTTTGGCCCAAACTCTCGTGTGGCCATCATAGTCATGTAGGTGCCATTAATGGATGTACCGCCACCGTTTACTGAGAAGGCCGTAGTAAAGCGCTCATCTGTCTTGAATACGCTTTTCCACAATTCAAGGTTATCCCGTTCGGTTGCCCGCATTTCGTTAATGCTCTGGACGACTTCGGAAGCTTTCGGCAGGTTCTCTTCTCGGTTAATGCGTTCAACAAGCTGATCAACGTCCTGAACGATAGTTTTTACTTTTTCACTCAACTTCTCTTCTGGCTCTGCGCCTTCACCAGAGGCATATACGCCATAGCCCATATCGTTGAGCGTCTCACGCGCCTGTTTGGCCTGGGTATCGGTTACAATCGGCGGCGGCACTTCCTCTTTTTTGACCACGTTTGAGGCGGTATTTTGCTCCGCTGTCGGTTGTCTTTGTGATGAGCCTTCGTCTTCTTCAAAGCGGCCGTTAGCTTCAAGCCATGAAGTAATATGGCGGCGTAGACTTTCCGGAAAATGGTAAGTATCTTTCGCCGGAACGTTCTGAACTACTCCGAAAATGCTGGCACGGTCATATTTGAGTATGTTCGGTGTGACATGCAGTGATGCAGACCAACGTTTAAAATCCTCACGATCGTCTGCAATGATTTTCTCCGCGTCGCGAAGGTTGCCTGATAATACTGGCGCGTCGGGAGAGATAGGGAGCAGCGCAACAGCGATCTCCTGATCCAGTGTTGCATAGGTATGTTTATAACCACGCTTTGGCGCGATTTTAACGTTGTTATCAGTGCTGGGGGTATAATTTTGGCCTGGTACCATTTCTTCGCGTTTACCTGGATTTTCAAGCCAGCGTTTTACAAATTGAGAAATAGCCGCTTTACCCGGCATCTGGTTTTCAAAATGGGAGAAGATGCCATGGATCAGATTGTTCAGACCTTCCACGTGCATATGTTTCACTGGTTCGTTATTGTGCAGGGCGCAAAGCACATTGAAATTAAAACGGTCATCCTCTTCTAGGGATTCGTCGTGGTTATCCAGATCATCAAGATAATCTACAACCTGCGAATAGAGCTGGCCGTTTATCTCTAATTTGCTGAAGAGTAATACAGCAGCAAAACGCTCCCTGGGGGATACCGTCATCAGATCGATAACTTCATCGCCTGCCGGCAACTCGGTGGCGCCGTCATCCTCGCCGTTAGCCACCCATTTTTCACCGTTAAAGGTGTTTTTCTGGGCGAACTGCTCATCGAACTGGCCGACTGCCGGCAGTGGCTGACCTTCAATGTGTTCCCACAGCTTAGGTTTGAAATAGTTGTCTCCGTTCGCCGGGTAAGACTCCCAGAGTTTTCCGGTCATAATACTTTCAGCGACTTTCTTGTTAGGTGCTTCGACAGCGATCGCCAGCTGCACGGCGCCGCAGTCCTTAATAGCCGATTTTTTTGGCTCAAATAAGCCGTTGTAGATGGTCATTGGTCTTTCCTCTTGGTTGCAGGCGCAGGTCAGGCGCCGGATTTAGCTAGACGGATAGCAAAATTAATCCCGGCTTTTTTCTGCTTGAATGCCGGGAATTTCCCCTTTTCAGCATTGGCGTAAACGGTGCCGGTGGTAGGGTAGAACTCGACACGACGAACACCGCCGATAATGGTGATATGCATCGTTCCTGAACCAAAGTCGCTATTATTTTCGTGCTCAAATACTGATAAGCCAGCATCAATTATTTTTTCGATGAATGGGTTATTTGTCATAGGAACCTCAAAAAGGTACGTCGCTTTCTTCGATCGGAGAGTGGTCGATGCACAGCAGTTGCTGGATCTGGTCTTCAATAACATTTAGCTGCATATCTGTTTCAACTGAGATTTGTTCTTTCCTTGCGCGCAAGGCATTAACCTGCATCCCGATGATGTCGATAGGCTCTAACGGTGGAATGGGAATCTCCAGCGTTTTGGTCGAAACGAGAACGTATATACCGGGAAACTTCTGTGACATGTCACAAGTCGATGCATGATAAGAGGTTGGTAAAAAAGGATTAGTTGTTGCCAGAACGTAGATTGTTACTGGGATGGTAAGCGCTTCCATAGCGACTCCTTGTTGATGTATACTCAGAGCCGATCAGTGTTGATTCTGTCGGCATTGGTCTTTCCTCGCTACGGGGTTGGTCCCCTGTAGCATTCCGGGCGGTTTGGTCACTGTCCCGGGTAAATTAGCCCACTTCGGTGGGCTTTTTTACGCCTGCTGGTTGCCGGTCTTTCCTGGCAGTCAGGGCTGGTCAGGCCCGTTGGTCATTGGTCTTTCCCCCGGTCTTTCCCGTCGTCAGAGCTGGTCATGCTCACTGGTCTTTCCTCGCCACTTCCCTCTCTTGGAGGGCTTCAGTTTTCACTGAAGGGTCACAAAACCGTGCTGTTAAAAAAATTGCCCGCCGCAAAGCGGGCAAAGACTACACACAGCAGTTTTCCTCTGGTACCACGCTGGCTACGTGATTCTTTACAACTGGGAGCGCACTCCGCCTTTTGATTTAACAACATCGCCATAACTGATAAAAATGAAGTGCGCTCTCATGTTGTATCCCGGACTCTTCCCGGGAGTCACACCGTACCGCCACGATGGTGAATCGCCTGTCGTGCCTGAACACCTGGCTTGCACATTCCGGCTACCCGCTGGGCCATGTACCAAGGAACCCCCGGACCGCTTCGACGCATGTTCCATACGCCGGTTGCAGTCTTTCCCGCATGTCATCGTACTTTCGGCGACCCGAAGAATTCGCGCCCGTCTTTCCGGGCTGTCAGAACTGTTTCTGAACAACTGCCGCGTGGTTAGTGCGTCGTTGATGTGATGTAATTTAGGTAAATCTAACAATATCGTCAATGATAAAATTAGAAAAAGCGAACAATATAGACGTATGAAATCACATCTATATGATTATGAAGGAGTTATTTTTGTTTGCGAGCTTGCAGCAACTCTTCAAATAAACGATTGAAACCGTCCACTTTTTCGCGAAGTTCCTTTAAATGCCGCTCTTTTTCAGACTCAGGGAGTGAGGAAAAGAGTTTTAAAAGCTCCGCTTCACGTTCATCTAACGGTTTTGGGGTGTCTACCGGAGTTCCCGGGGTGGCAGCTTCGTCGCCGTAAAGTATCCACGTAGGGCTGCATTGAAGTGCGTTACTTAACGAGAATAGGTTTTTCCCGCCAGGCTCACTATCACCGGTTTCCCACTGAGAAATAGTGACGTGCGCGACGTTAACCAGCTTCGCTAAAGCGCGCTGAGTTAGTTTGAGATCTTTTCTACGCGCTCTGATGCGCTCACCTGGCATTGTCATAGTTAGATAATTCTAAATTTCCTTGACTTCGTTATCTCGAACACCTAATTTGTTAGAAAAATCTAACGGGAGGGTGTTTCATGTTAACAACTGATGCAATCAAATATTTTGGTAGTAAGAAAAAACTGGCTGAGGCCGCTGGCGTAAAAGCTCCAACTGTCTACGCGTGGGGGCGTTTGGTTCCTGAAGGTAAAGCAGCTCGTTTATCTCTGATGACTGATGGGGAACTTGTTTATGACCCGAAGGCTTACCAACTGTCAGCCAAATCAGCTTAACCATTGGCGTCATCGAAATCTGATTACGCTTAATCAATTTTCAGCGACAGGAGACGCGAAGTGGAAAACATCGAGGAACTGAAGCGAGAGATATTCAGCTGGGCGGCAGAAAGTGGGCAGGAGCTGGTTGCCATCGAGATAAGCCGTATGTGGTTTCGTCTCGGTGGTAACACCGGCGTGCTGAAACTGCACCAGATTGAAGATGCAGATGGAAAAGCAGACTGGCGGGCCATCAATAATAACCGCCAGCAGATTTTTCGCTGGCTGCGTGGAGAAACTAAAGCGGCCAGAACCAAAACTCAAGCGCTGGCCAAGGCGATGGAAGCGGCACTGCCGGCGGAACGTTACGCACGCCTGGACATGTCAACACAGTATTTGATCTGTGTTGCCATACGCGAGTTTGCGGCGGCCATTATCGCTTTATTGCTCGAAGCCAGAGACGGCCCGCAGCAAGTTGCGAAGGCATTGCAAGCGATGAGAGAAACACAGCGCCTGACCAGCGTTTAACCTGTACCGAGGAAAGACCAATGAGAACACAAGACCGCATCACCTGGCGGAACGGGTTTCGCCGGAACGGGGTGCAAGTCCCGATGGAAGATATCGAATCGATTTTCGAGGAACGTCGCGCTGCTGCGCTGACGATCTGGGAACGCTACGAGCTGCGCAAGGCAGAACTGCAGGAATTAGGTCTGACCCAGAAAGAATATGAAATAGCCTGCCGCCAGTTGGCCGATACGCTGGGGATCTGACTATGAGTATGACACTTATGGCCAAAGCAATGGCCATCAAAACCGGTAACCCGATACGAAAACTAGTGCTGATAAAACTGGCGGATAACGCCAATGATTCCGGCGAATGCTGGCCGTCTTATAAGCATATTGCCGATCACTGCGAATGCAGCAAAAGCGCAGTTCGTGACCATATCGATGCATTAATTTCTATGGGGCTGCTGGTCAAAGAAAACCGCCCGGGGGTAAAAAACGGAAAGGGAAACGCATCGAATCTGTATTGTATGAATCTCGATAACCCTATGCCGCCAAAAAGCATAGCCCCTATGCCGCCAGAAAGCACAGGTATGCCGCCAAAAAGCATAGCCCCTATGCCGTGTGGCGGCACCAGAACCAGTCACTCTTTTGAACCAGTCATAGAACCTACTGATCCCCCTAACCCCCAAACGGGGGAAGGCGAGGAAAGAATTAATTCTAATGCTAAAAAAGCGCTGGAATTTTACAACGAGAAAACGGGCACCCGCTGCCGCGACCTGAAACCGTTTGTGATGATGCTGACTCCTACCACCACTCGGGAAGGGTACACCCTGGACGAACTGCAGTTGGTTATCCGCTGGGTGCTGGCCACATGGCGCCGCCGTGGTGACAGCCTGCCGAAACCTGCGAACATCTGCCGGATAAATCGCTTTGATGGCTATCTTGCCGACGCTGAGGCGTGGGCTGTTTTGGAGGCGAAGATCGACCCGGAAGCCGTCATGAACGGCTACAACGAAATTTTCGCTGACGTTCTGCCTGCTGCTGAACTGGATGCCGACCGCCGCCGGATGATCACCCGCCTGGCTGCTCATATGAAAAATAAAACTACCGGTGCATTCCTGGGGTACTTCGAAAAATTCCGCGCTGATGCTCCTGATTTTTATTTCGGTACAGATGGCGGATGGCGAGCCAGCTTTGACTACCTGATGAAACCAGAAACGTTACGTAATACCCGGGAAGGTTCGTTATGACTCCGCAGGAACTGGAAGCTTGTGTGCTGGCTGGCCTGCTAAACGGCGGCGCCAGTCCGGACGCATTCGACGTGATCGCCTCTACGCCTGAAGAATCTTTCAGCATCGGGTTTTACCGTCGTGCGTTCTCCGAAATTAAAAAACAGGCGCTGGCGAACGGCCTGATCGACATGCTGTTTGTCAGCGAAGCGCTGGGCGGTAGTAGCCTGGCTGATTTATCAGAAATTACACGTATGCCTGCCACGGTACCGAACCTGAAGGGTTACGCCGGCAAAATGGTTAAGGCGTGGCGCAGCCGCCGTATGGCCGAATTACTGCAGCAGGGCGCTGATGGCATCCGGCAGGCAAACAACCAGGAACAGCGCGATCAGGTTGTTGAAACTGCCGTGGCGCAGCTGCTGGACATGACCGGCGACACCGGCGACGTGCAGCCGGTACACATGAGCGAATTATTGCCTGTGTACATGGAAACCATGCAGAAACGCATGGACGGCGAAGAGGGCACCCGAAACCTGAAAACTGGGATCGAGGAACTGGACGATGCGACCGGTGGAATCAACCTGCAAGATTTGATTGTCGTCGCCGGGCGTCCGGGCATGGGAAAAACAGAATTTGCGCTGAAGATTGTCGATGGTGTTACCGCTGCCAGCGGTGGCGCGTTGATATTCAGCATGGAAATGGCTGCTGCGCAAATCGTAGAACGCTCTCTGGCGGGCTCTGGCAACATGTCGGTTTCACGCCTGCGTAATCCCCTCGATATGCAGGATGAGGACTGGGCGCGCTTTACAGCGGCCATGGAGACCATGAACGGGCGCGATATCTGGATCGTCGATGCTACCGATCTGACGATTGAGCAAATCCGGGCTATTGCAGAGACGCATAAGCGCCGCTATCCGCATCTGGCGATGATCGTTGTTGATTATCTTGGTCTGATTAAAAAACCGAAGGCAGAACGTAACGATCTGGCGATCGCCCACATTTCCCGAAACCTTAAAACTATGGCTATGCGTCTGCATACGCCGACGTTCGCGCTTAGCCAGCTTTCGCGCGCCGTGGATTCCCGTCCTGCGGGCCAGCGTCGCCCAGTTATGTCAGACCTCCGCGACTCCGGTTCTATCGAGCAGGACGCCGACAGCATCATGTTCCTGTACCGCGATGAAGTCTACAACCCTGAAAGCCCGGCGGCGGGGATCGCCGAAATCATCCTGGGGAAAAGTCGATTCAGTGCTGCTGGTGCCGTTATCTATCAGGAGTTTAAAAACGGTCACTTCCTGCACGTTGATCAGCATGTCGGCAAAGAGAAAACACGCATTCAGTTGGAGGCAGCAAAACCACGAAAACAACCGCGTAGATATTCAGAGAAGTACAACACCGATGCATTTTAACTGCGCCTGACCAGCGCTATAAAACCGAGGAAAGACCTATGACCACGAATTTGAATTACCCAAAACCAGTAAATCCAGATGATGGCTGTAACTGGATCCCCGTGATTCTGTGGCGCATGAACGCCGGCGCCCGGGCGCGTAGCCGTTCTGTGTTCGTCGCTGCTCCACGGCCAGAACCAGTTCCGGGGATTACCCCGAAAAAGCCGGTAAAACGTGAAACTGCTACGGTCGCGGTATCCGGCCGTCGTCGTAAAACACATGTTGGCACCGTGATTTATTACAAGGGTGAAAAAACTGTACGGCTCAGCGAGGGTGCTACCGTCTGGTCAGCTGGACCTAATGAGCATTTCGATAAAAAAACTGGTCAGCGTGTCGGCAGCATTGGCCGGCATCGCCTGCTGCTGGAGAGTGTTAAACCACTGAATAGCACCATCAATGAAGTTTCCGCCCAACAGCTGGTTGCGCTGATGAAGGGTAAAACACTGTCGTATCAGAACATTCTTTCAGCCATCAAAAAACATCATCCTGATGCTGAGATCACCTTACGTGATCTGCAAAAACGTATCTCGACGATGCTCGCATCGAATCACGTCGGAATTATTCGGCATGACGACATGCCAGTGCCGCATTTCACACTGACCAGCGTGGATCCCCGCTATTACGCCAACTCAGAAAAAACGAGGGCATGAGGCATGGCCGGGCAATCAGATTATCTGCCGCCCGGCTTACCGCTCAATCGTGCCAAATGGCCGCAGGAGTGCCAGCTCAAAGAGCACTACGACATGCGGGCTGCGGCACTCATACGTCAGCTGTTCGAGAAGAAAGTTACTCGTCAGTTCATTGTTGAGTCGATTGCAGCGACGCCGGAAAGCTACCGGGAGTTTTTCAAAGAGAGATTAAATTTTTGGCGGGAGAAGAGAGCATGAAACAGTTTCTAAACAGCGGTTTGATTGGAGTTCAAAAAAATGGCTAAAAACTCGATCGACGCGTATGGCGCCAGCGGAAAAACCAACGTACTGATGTTCGAACCGGAAAAGCTGCATCTGGTCACCGATAAGACCCACCCACTTTACGATGAGCGTGTACACCTGCCTATCGAGGAAGGGATGGTACTGAACATTGCGGAGCTGGGTGTACTGGAGCCGATCATCGTCTGGAAAGACCCTGAAACGGGGCTCAGCTGCGTAGTTGTTGGCCGTCAGCGCGTTAAACATACGCTGGAGGCAAATAAACTCCGTCTGAAAGAAGGCAAAGATCCACTGCTTGTTCCCGGAGTCGTTAAGCGCGGATCAGCAAATCAGATGGCTAAATACATGGTCAGCGAAAACGAAATTCGCCGACCTGATACACCGCTTGGCCGGGCTAAAAAAATGTCAGACGCGCTCGACCGCGGGCTAGATGAGGACGATATTGCGGTGTTGTTTGGCTGCAGCGTTCAGACCGTTCGAGCAACGCTCTCCCTCCTCGATGCTACTCAGGCCGTCAGGGAAGCGGTGGAGGCTGGCACAGTCACCGTTACCCAAGCGCGTCAGCTGGCATCGCTTAAACCCGAAGAGCAGCGGGAGAAAGTCTCTGAAATCGAAGCGGCAACTGCTGGCACAACCGGCCATGAAAAAGCCCGGCGTCAGCGTCAGATCCTCGGTGATGCAAAGCCGCGCCTGAAAACCCGCAAAGAAATCACAAAAGCCCTGGAATCTGCCGATGGCGAGTATGCGAGCGCACTCCGTTGGGTGCTTGGGGAGGCGCAATGAACGTTGAACCTGAAAGTTACAGCCAGCATGCCCTGCTTGGGTTCGCAGCTGTGGTCGACATTGCATGTTGGGTCGCTGTGATCGTCGTAACCTGGGGGATCTGCAAACTGATTGAGTGGTGGACGGCATGAACGAAAAATACACCCTGATTTATGCAGATCCGCCCTGGACCTACCGCGACAAAGCCAAAGATGGAGAACGTGGCGCCGGGCATAAATACCAGACCATGACTGTGCTCGATATCTGCCGTCTCCCGGTCTGGGAACTGGCCGCAGAAAACTGCCAGCTGGCTATGTGGTGGGTACCGACTCAGCCGCTGGAGGCGTTGCGAGTAGTCGAGGCGTGGGGCTTCCGCCTGATGACCATGAAAGGCTTTACGTGGAACAAATGCTACAGCCGGCAGACCGACAAACTGGCCCTTGGAATGGGCCATATGACCAGGGCGAACAGTGAGGATTGCCTTTTCGCTGTGCAGGGGAAATTGTCCGCCCGGCTGGATGCCGGGATCGTTCAGTCATTCACGGCCCCGCGTCTGGAGCATTCGCGTAAACCGGATATCGTGCGCGAAAAGCTGGTGCAGCTGCTGGGCGATGTACCGCGTATTGAGTTATTCGCCCGCCAGTCGTCGCATGGTTTCGACGTGTGGGGTAATCAGTGTGAATCGCCAGCGGTGGCGCTGCTGCCGGGCATTGCAGAATATATCGGGGAGGTTGCTTAACCATGAAAAACACTATTCAGGATTTAATGAATCACCAGTTTGCCATGCTGGAAACCGTCACTGATCCCAATATCAAAGGCGACGTGCTTCAGGAAGAGTTATCGAGGGCAAAGGCGGTAGTTGAGATCGTCGGGGTAATGGTCGGTACTTATCGCGTCGCCCTCGACGCTCAGAAGGCTATTTATGACGGTACCGCAGGGAATGTGCCTAAGATTATGGGGATTGAAAAATGAGAGAAAAATACACTACAACTCAGATTCTTTTCCTGCAGCAGAATGTTAAGGGAGTTACAGCCCGCGAATTAACCGAAATGTTTAACGCGTGTTTTGAGACAAACAAAAGCGTTGATGCGATCCGCCAGTTCCTCAGGGCAACTGGATTAAGCAAGTTCTTGCTGAGAACTCCTCGCTATACAGATGAGCAACTGACGTTTATTTACGCCAATAAGGATCTGACGATTGCCGAGCTTACGGAGCGGTTTAACAAGCGATTTGGAACGCGGAAAATGCCTAAGCATATCAAGTATGCCAAAAAGGCCCGTGGGTGGATTCGGGAGCCTAAAAACCGGAGACCGAATCAGGCTCAGCGGATCCGTGTAAACAAAAAAAACGTCCGGCTGGATGTGTACGTTTACGAGTGTGTGCATGGCAAGCTGCCAGCAGGATATACCGTTATTCATCTGGACAATGATTTCAGTAATAACAGCATCGAAAATTTGCGTGCAGCACCACAGGGGATACGCCATGCTTTTTCAATGTCGGGTTATGCAAAAATGCCGCAGGTGCTTGCACCGGCGCTGTATGCACAGGTAATGCTCCGCTATGCAATCAAACGCTTGTCCATGTAAGTGGGGGGAATTATGGCCAATGTTGATTATCAAGACACAACCATCTACCGCGATAATTTAAATCGTGTCGTTGTCATGGTGAGGGGAAATAATCGCCGAGAGTTTACTCCAGATGAATGGAAAGTGATCTGTATGGCGGCTGATATCGATTTGGAAAATCGGGTATACGCATTAAGCAGAGCATTGGAATTGCGGAGCATGCGCTGGGATGAAGAGCGTAATCAACTGCTAAAACGCATTGATGAGTTAGAGAAACGCCATGGCTAGATCATCTGCAGAACGTAAAGCCGCGCAGCGAGCGCGGCAGTCCGCCGCCGGCAACCGGAAAATTGAGCTGGTTCTAGATGCGCAGGAACTGGACATGCTGGCGCGTAACTGCGCCGCCCGGCGTCCGGGGCGTGATCCGTACGAACTGGCCGAGTACATAGCCATGCTGATCCGCCAGGATGATGCTCGGCTTAGTGGCCACATCAAATCGATCAGCAAACGCCTGTGTGGAAAGTGCGGTGAGTCGCTGCCGATCACCTCGTGCCCGTGCGTTGGTGATTCGCAATGCTGGGTAACGCGAGGTTGGCACGAAACCAAACTGTCAGCATAGCGAACAACCATACCAGATAAAACAGAGCCGTCAGAAATTGCGGTTTTCTTTTGAATTCAATCGGATATTTTGATGTTTATTGTTGATTTTTAACGATTAGTGCTCTTAAAAATTTGCGCTCACTGTCAGTTGGTAGTATATATACTGTAAATTTATACAGTGTTTGTTGAGGGAGAGGTAGTGGTTGATAAGAAAGACGCAGGAGACCTTCTCCCCGACGATGGCGATGTACTGATAACGTGTGAAAATGGGAAGATCAAGAAGACCAGAACAGTCCACTCTGATGAGCATGTGGCGACACTTAACGCGTTGTTTGAGTTAGCTAAATTGACTGGTTACACCATTATCAAACCAGACGGTACTATGCTATAGTTACCCTGTTGGCCTGAACACCCAACACAATGTAATTCTGAACAATTGCTGCGCTAAAGGGGAACCCAATGGCGCAGTATTCATTTATCAAATCAGCAGGTGATGTATTAATCCCTGCATCTCCAGACGCCCGCGAGTTTGTGAAGAAAATTCGCCTGGGGGCAGTCCTTTACTCTGATTTTAAGCAGGCAAGAAACCCGGCATTTCACCGCAAATTTTTTGCCCTCCTGAATCTGGGATTTGATTACTGGCAACCTTCCGGCGGTGCAATATCGCCAGCCGATAAAAAACTGGTTCGTGGTTACGTGCAGCTGGTGGCCCACTATGCCGGGCATGGCGACACATTGCAGGAACTGGCGGATCAATATCTCCGTGAAGAGGCCGAAAAGCGCGCCGGGAATATCAGCGCTGTTAAATCATTCGAGGCATTTCGCGCCTGGGTAACCATCGAAGCTGGTTTTTATAAAGAATATCAGATGCCTGATGGCACCATCCGCAAAGAGCCAAAGTCCATATCGTTCGCCAAAATGGACGACCTTGAATTCTCCCAGCTTTATAAGTCAGTCCTCGACGTCCTCTGGAACTTCATTCTGTTCCGCACATTCCCAACGCAGCAGGCCGCAGAAAACGCAGCCTCTCAGCTTTTCAGTTATGCGGCCTGAGGTCACCACCATGACTAAAGACGATAAAGACTGGCTGTCAGACGTAGCCGAATTGGGTTGCATTGTCTGTCGCAATCTCGGTTTCGGTTCCACTCCGGCAGAAATTCACCACATCCGAACCGGTCAGGGCGCTGGCCAGCGCGCAAATCACAAAAGAACCTTGCCTCTTTGCCCTGCACATCACCGCACTGGCGGTTTTGGCGTGGCAATTCATGCCGGACAAAAGACATGGGAGGGCAAATACGGTACCGAACTGGAGCTGCTCGTTCAGGTAACAGCTGAAGTGAAGGTATTGCGCCTATGTCGGGTTTAACCAGAAAAAAAATTGCGGTGCTTGAGCTTATTCGCACCTGTTCGGAAGGGGTAACTTCTGCCGAAGTGATGTATTCGCTCGGTATGTCACGCAGCACTGTATTTTTTATTTTGGACAGTCTGCTTAAAGACAATCTTATATTCCGCGCCCACAACGAAACAGGACGAAATTCACGTCGCATTTATTTCCCAACGGCAGAGCTGGCGGAGAAGTTTTCCGGAAACAAAATCCCTATGAGCAAACGTGAAAGCTTTTTCGACTCCTGCCGGCGCCACAGCAAAAACTACATGATCACTCTGCTCCTGCGGAGTGCACGACAACCACCAAAAGAGTAAACACCATGAGCGACAAAGATATCGAGCAGCAAATCAAATCCAAAGGTTTAACCGCGGCCCGCGTTACGTTGGATGATTTTAAAGAAAACATCGTCAATACAGAGATCGTTAAACACGTTTCCGTATCAGGTCAGGTACTCCGTTGGGCCGTACTGACCACGAAAAATGGTTTTGCTGTTACTGGCAGACCCTCATGCTCAGCCTCTTCAGAAAACGATGACGCTGAAATTGGTGAGCAGATAGCCATCGAAAATGCAGAAAACGAGCTGTGGCCGCTTATGGGTTACGCCCTGAAACAGCGCCTGCATGACTCTGGCGGTCATACCGAAGAGGAAAACTTCGAACACTTCCTTTCCTATTCTGGATTCCACAGCGAAAGCGATGAAGTGATCGAGAAGCTGCGTAAAGCCTTTTCTGATGGCGGCTACGCACTGCAGTGGAAATAAGCAGTAAACACTCTCACACCCAACCAATGAGGAAAGACCAATGACTAAACATATTGGCGTCAAATTAATTAATGCGTTCCCTATGACCCGCCACGAGTATAACGCTTTCCGCGGCTGGCAGCTTCCTACCGACGAGAACGGCGCGGATGAAGGCTATCTGGTTGAGTATCTGGATGGCGGAAAACCTAACACCGATCGCTTTGATGGCTACGTTAGCTGGAGTCCGAAAGAGGTATTCGAAAAGGCTTACCGTCCGGTATCAGGGCTAAGTTTCGGCCTTGCCATTGAAGCGCTCAAGAAGGGTAAAAAAGTTGCCCGCGCTGGCTGGAACGGTAAGGGGATGTGGTTGGCATATGTTAAGCCGCACAGTGAAGCCGTTCACACTGGCAACACTCCTTGCTTTTGCAGTCGCGTCTTTGAGTTGCCGGAGGGGACGCAGGGAGACCCGAAACGCGCTCCGGAACAACTGCCGTATATTGCCATGAAAACAGCGGACGATAAATTAGTGCCGTGGCTGGCTAGTCAGACTGATGTCCTAGCCGAAGACTGGAACATCGTTGAGTAATTTCCGCAAAGGCCATCTCCCCTGGTGGCCTTGACAGAAAACACCAGAAACGGAGTAACAAATGATCACCCTTAATGACGAAGAAGCCGAAAAACTCCTGGAGCTGATGAAAGCCCGCTTTCTTAAAGCGCACCTGAATACAGCCATGTATGGCGCAGCTGCTTACGCGAACGGCAATTCTGACCGTGTGATTTTACGCGCAGTAAAAAACGGTGACGCCCCAGAACTGAAAATCCTGATGACCGCTATGGGCCTCATCCCTGAAGAGGAAGACAACAGTGAAAAAACTGCATGAGTTAGACACCAGTATTCAGGTGGAGATCGTCAAAAGTGCCGGCGCTGTTCTGGCTAAAAATTTTGGCTGGCCCGGCGGTTCGGACGGAACGCAGGCAGCTAAAGACATTGTCACATCTGTCGTGGATGCATTCCTGTCGCTTTACCCGGAAGAAAAACCACACGATGAAAAAATTGAAGAGCCAAAAAGCGATACCGAAGAAATTCAGCAGAAACGGAAATACACCCGTCGTAACACGGAGTAATGAGATATGGCAGCGCCAAAGGGCAATAAATTCTGGCTGGCACGCAGCAAGCACGGGAGAAACCCAAAGTTCTCTGATCCTGAAAAGCTGTGGGATGCCTGCTGTGAATATTTCGACTGGGTGGAAAAACATCCTCTGTGGGAAACCAAAGCATTCAGTTTTCAGGGACAAATCACTAAAGCCAGACTCCCGAAAATGCGTGCTATGACGCTTAGCGGCTTGTTTCTGTTCCTCGATATAGACCGGAAGACGTGGGAAGCATACGCAAAGAATAAAGATTTACTCCCGATCACTACGCGAGTGGAAGACCTCATCTATGAGCAGAAATTTTCCGGCGCTGCCGCTGATCTGCTTAACGCCAACATCATTGCCCGCGAGCTTGGGCTGGTGGAGAAAAAATCTGTTGAGGGTGATCTGGAAATGACTGTCAAGGTAAAGCACTTCAACGAAAAAGAATAGCCAGGCGTTTCAATTGCCTGGTTAATCGATTGAATGAGAAAAAACACGGCATTTTATCCAGTAGAGTGAATAGGAAGTGAATAAATGGCAGAAATTATTCTCCCGGCGAACAACTGGACTCCACGCCCACATCAGCGAAGGGCATGGGCTGAAATTCAGGGTGGAAAAAAAAGAGCGGCGCTTTGCTGGCCTCGCCGTTACGGGAAAGACGATTTCAGCCTGCACATGACAGCATGTAAGGCATTCGAGCGTGTCGGGAACTATGCCCACTGCCTGCCGCAGGCGAACCAGGTAAGAAAGGCTATCTGGAAGGCAGTTAACCCGAGAACTGGGCGTCTGCGTATCGATGAGGCTTTTCCTCATGAACTGAGAAGAAAAACGCTCGATAACGAGATGATGATCGAATTCATCAACGGTTCCACCTGGCAGGCAGTCGGCAGCGACAACTATGGCGCGCTAATTGGTTCCGGTCATGTCGGGATTGTGTTCTCAGAATGGGCGCTAAGTAACCCCTCTGCGTGGGCATTTTTGCGACCGATACTGGCTGATAACGGCGGCTGGGCTTTTTTTGTCTCCACGCCACGCGGGAAAAACCACTTCTACAAAATGTTCCAGGGTGGGTTAAAGGATCCTGACAACTGGTTTTGTGATCATTTAAGCGCCGATATTACGCTGCACATCCCACCGGAAACACTCGCTCAGGAGTTGCGCGAGATGCAGGCAGAGCGCGGGGAGGAAGAGGGGCAAGCTCTGTTCAATCAGGAATACATGTGTGACTGGAACGCTGCAATACCCGGCGCCTATTACTCATCGATTTTGGTTGGTCTGGAGAAGGCCGGGCAAATAGGGAATGTGCCGTGGGATCCCCAGTATGAGGTTTACACGTCATGGGACCTGGGCATTGGCGACGCAACGGCTATCTGGTTTTATCAGTTTATCGGCAAAGAGGTACGCGTCATTGATTATTACGAATCGTCCGGCGTTGGCCTGGAGCACTACGTAAAAATATTGCGCGAGAAACCGTATACCTATGCTGAGCGTCATTTCTTCCCGCACGATGTACGCGCCCGAGAACTGAGCACCGGAGCATCACGCGAAGAGACGCTGGGCAAGCTGGGGATACGCTGCAAGGTACTGCCGGCCACATCGGTTGATGATGGTATCAGCGAGGTGCGGATGATGCTGCGATCCTGTTGGTTCGACAAAGCCAAATGCGAAAAAGGCCTGGAGGCTCTGGGACAGTATCAAAAAGAGTGGGACGACACTCGAAAAATGTATAAGCCAACCCCTCTGCATAACTGGACGTCTCACGGCGCAGACTCATTCCGTTATGGTGCAGTAGGCAGTAAGTCTTTGCGTAGCGGCAACCGCCACACAACCCAGCAATTTGCCCAGTCCAATTACGATCCTTATAACCCTCCTGGACATAGCCAGCAGTTTTACGCTGATTCCGACTGGGATCTGTATGGGGACAACTGATGTCAGACCAAAAAACACAAGAAAATGAATCAGAGCGTATCGGCCGGATACTGCGTGAGCAAAAAAGCATGGAAACCGATCGTTCCGTATTCGAGCAGCACTGGCAGGAAATAGCAGAGCGCATTCTACCGCGCAGCGCTGAGTTCAAGGGGACCAGGCAGAAGGGCGGTAAACGTACCGAGAAAGCGATAGATGCTACTGGCGCGCTGGCGCTGCAAAAATTCGGAGCGGCCATCGAATCAGTTATCACCCCGAGAACACAGAAATGGCACACTCTCAGCAATGAGCGATTCGCTAATGATGAAGAGGTGCAGCGTTATTTCCAGGAGGTTCGCGATATTCTCTTCCGCCTCCGTTATGCACCGTGGGCTAATTTCGCCTCGCAATCTCATGAGCATTATATTTCCTCGGGTGCATTTGGGACCGGCTGCACGTTCGTTGATAACGTGATCGGAAAAGGCCCGCGTTATTGCACTTATCACCTGCGAGAAATTTATTTCACTGAGAATTTCCAGGGGATGATCGATGTTGTTCACCGTAAATATTGCATGACTGCCCGCCAGGCAATTCAGCAATTTGGCGAAGAAAATCTACCTCAACAGGTAAGAACAACCGCAAGGAACGACCCGTCAAAGCAATTCAACTTCCTGCACCGCGTCGAACCTAATGATAAACGTGACATGTCACGGCAAGATAAAGAGGGCATGCCATTCCGGTCTGTGCATATTTGCATGGAGGGAAGCAAGATTGTGCAGGAGGGCGGCTACTGGTCACAGCCCTATGCAATCAGCCGCTATTACACCGCGCCGGGTGAGGTTTACGGCCGCTCGCCTGCAATGGTTGTACTACCGGATATCAAGCTGCTGAACGAAATTAACCGTGCCATTATCGAAGGGGCGCAAATGGCCGTTCGCCCGCCGATGTTGTTACCGGAAGACGGCATTCTGCAACCGTTCAAAATGATGCCTGGCGCGCTGAACTTCGGCGGAATGAACCGGGACGGTAAACCACTTGCCTTGCCGCTGAATACTGCGACTGATTTTAGCGTGGCGATGACGCTGGCAGAGCAGAAACGACAGACCATCAACGATGGTTTTTTTATCACGCTCTTCCAGATCCTCGTTGATAACCCGCAAATGACTGCAACAGAAGCGATGCTGCGTGCTCAGGAAAAAGGTCAGCTGCTGGCGCCGACTGCCGGGCGTATTCAGGCCGAGTTTCTGGGGACTCTTATCCTGCGGGAAATTGACATTGCTTATCAGAACGGACTGCTGCCCGAACCGCCCGAACAACTGAAAGAAATTGGTGGCGAATACGATATCGAATACACCAGCCCGCTGGTGCGCCTGCAGATGAGTGAAGAAGCGAGCGGGATTATGAACGTCGTTAATGCTGCCGGCACTATCGGACAATTTGATCAGAATATCGCCCGCACCCTGAATGGCGATGCCGCATTGCGCTTTATTGCTAAAGCCAGTGGTGCACCGCTGCAGGTGGTTAAAACCGAAGATGAAATGGCTGCGCAGGATGCTGCAGATCAGCAGCAGCTGCAACTACAGCAGTTGCTTGCCGCAGCGCCGGTGGCTGCAACCGCAGCTAAAGATTTCGCCCAGGCCAATCAGATTGCGCAGACACCTGCGCCGTCGCCAGCGTTACAGGGATAATGATGAACCGTATAAAAAGTCTGTGGCTCACGCTGAACCGTGCGCGGGCTTTCCAGTCAGTCTTTGGCACCCCGGGGAACATGACGCCGGAACAGAAAGTTGTTATCCGACTATTGGCAAAACTCTGCCACGTTAATTCTTCCAGCGTTGCCATTTCACCAACGACCCAGCAAACCGACCCATACGCGGTATTTGTTTCGGAAGGACGCCGGGAAGTTTTCCTGCACATAAACCACTATCTCGGCCTGTCGCAAGCTGATATTGCCGCAATGATCGCCGAAGAGATGAACGAACTTAACGAGGAAGAAAACAATGAATCTGTTTGAACGTTTAATTCTGCGCCGTCTTATGAATGTGGTGGGCGAAGGTGGTGAAGGTGGCGCGCCGGCTACCGGAAATGAAGAACAGCAACAGGGGCAACAAGAGCAACAGACCCCGGCCAGTCTTCTCAACCCCGGCGAACCTGCAGGGCAGCAACAGGGACAACAACCGCAGCAACAGGGTCAACAGCAGGCGCCCGCGGCGTTTATTGAAAAATTGCCTGACGATGGCGACGAAAAAGGCTGGCAGGATCTATACGCGAAACTGGGCCGCCCGGAAAAAATCGAAGACTACGGTATTAAACCACCGGAAGGCAGCGATGGGACATTTTTAAATACGGCACTGGGTTGGATGCATGAAAGCGGGCTCAATAAAAAGCAGGCTGAAAACGTAATTAATAAATTTAACGAATATGCAGCTGAACAACAAAAAAGTGCCCAGGAAAATATTGCTAATCAAAATGCTGCTAACCGGGAAAAGGTTATCAAATCCTGGGGAAGTGAAGTTGAGGCAAATACAGCGATCCTTCAGCACGCCGTGCAGCGATTCTTCCCCGATGCAGTGATTGAAAAATTCAGCACTGCGGGATTACTCAATGACCCAGACCTTGTGAATGCAGTCCTGGCGATCGGTAAAGCGCTAGGTGAAGACAAAACAGTTACAGTCGCAGCGCCGGGTAATGCAGCAGAAAAAGACATTGCCCATCGCATGTGGCCGAACATGCAATAAGGAGTTTTAAATGCCAACACTTACCGGCTTACCGACTCTCTGGGACGCAGCGAAATTGCTTGATCCGGATGGCACTTCTGCGAATGTCGCCGAGGTTCTGGATCAGGACAACGAAATGCTGTGGGATTGCCCGTTTTATGAAGGCAATCTGCCGACCGGAACGCGCATCACAACCCGTACTGGTTTACCTGCTGTGTACTGGCGCAAGCTGAACAAAGGTATTCCGGAAAGCAAGGCAACCACTGCGCAAGTGGATGAGACTACCGGCCTGCTTGAGGCACGCTCTCAGGTTGACGTCCGTGTAGCGGCTCTGAATGGCAATACTGCAGGTTTCCGCTTCAACCAGTCCAAACCGTTTATGGAGGCAATGAACCAGAAGGCCCAGTATCAGATGCTTAACGGTACTCTGGTTGGGCAGCCTGAGGCATTCCTGGGCATTGCTCCACGCTTCAGCGATTTGTCTGCGCCTAATGCCGACAACATCATCGACGCCGGCGGTACTGGTGCGAATCTCACCTCGATTTATCTCATAGGATGGGCGCCTGACAAGGTCTACGGAATTTTCCCAAAAGGCTCTAAAGCTGGTCTGACACACCGTGATCTGGGTGAGGGGGATGCCTTTGATGATGATGGCAACCGTTTCCGGGCGCTGATGGACCTTTACACTTGGGATCTCGGTATTGCGCTGCACGACTGGCGCTACGTCGTCCGCATCGCCAACATTGATGTTACCGCTCTGCGTACTAACGCTAATGCGGGTGCAAACCTCATCAAACTGATGGCTATCGCGGAAGAGCGCATCCAGTCACTGGTTGGTGTAAGCCCGGCTTATTACATGAACCGCACACTGCGCGCGATGCTGCGCCTGCAGCTGGTTGATGCCGTGAAAAACTCAACCCTGACCATGGAAATGGCTGGCGGACGTCGCGTGATGTTTTTCGGCGAGGTTCCAGTACGCCGGGTTGACCAGTTAAAAATCGGGGAAGATCGGGTCGTCGCCTCTTAACGGGGCGATTTTCCGGTTTACTTTTTCAGGAGATAACCATGTTTGTAGATGCCCAGCTTGAATTCTCTGACTCACAGGCGATCACCGCCTCGGCAGCCAGCACGAACATAATCGACTTCAACCCGGCCTTTGATTACAACACTGTGATCGATGCGGGCGCAGGCGAGCCGACTTTTCTGGTTGTGACTCCGTCGGTGACATTCGCGGCCGCAGGGGCGGCTACGCTTGCGATTGAGTTACGCGCTTATGCCAATGAGGACAAAAGCGATACACCAACCGTTATTTTTTCTACTCCAGCGAAAGCGCTGGGCAGTCTCGTCGCAGGTAAACCGGTTGTCGTGGTGGCGCTGCCTTCGGCCAATTATAAACGCTTTTTAAGCCTGCAATATACGGTCGCTACAGGCCCGTTCACCGCTGGCGCATTAGATGCCTTCATAACGAAAGATGCACAGACTTGGCGCTCATACGCTAATAACGTTGAGTTCGCCGCGCTTAATCTCAGCATTGCTTAATTTTGGTGGAGTGAGTGCGTTTTCAGGGGCTGCGGCCCCTGCTTTTTTATGAGGTATTATGATGACCGGTCAGACAGATATCATGAATCTGGCGCTGGTTTCCTTCCTGGGATCCGACCATCTCATGGATCGTGATGAGCAGGATAAAAACACGCGCGTGATGAACCTGATTTACAACCCTCTCCTCGAAAAACTACAGCGCGAATATGCCTGGAATTTTTGCGCCCGCAGCACCCAGCTTACCCCGTTAAACAAAACGCCTGTCATCGACTATCAATACGCTTACCAGCTGCCCGTTGATTTAATGGTACTGGTATCGGTGGGGGACAGATATTACGGGTGTGATTTCTCTGAATACGATCCCCGCCTGGTCACGGCGGAATATCGCATCGAGGGGCGGGAATTGCTGACGGATCTACAGCCACCGCTTAGCTTGCGCTATCGGGCCAGAGTAACCGATGCATCACAATTCGACTCCACCTTTGTTGATGCGCTGGCTTGTATGCTGGCGGTTCGCTCCTGTAAAGCGGTGACCGGCAAGGATACGCTGGTTGAATCGCTGTTGCAGCAGTTCCAGATGATCATCGCAGGAGCCATTCGCGTAAACGCTATAGAAAAGCCCAGTGAGAAATTCCCACCTTCAACCTGGATGGAGGCTCGTTTGTAATGGCAAAAATCCGCCCTATAAAGCGCAGCTTTAATGCTGGAATACTTTCGCCTGTGATGTATGGGCAAGTAGATTTTGATAAGTGGGCCAGCGCCGTCAAGTACATGAAAAACTTCATACCGCTACCGCAGGGGCCCGCGCGTCGCCGCGGCGGGACGCAATACGCCGGTTCAGTAAAAAACAGCAGCGACCGAGTCTGGTTAGCATCATTTCAGTTTAGTACGACGGAGGCTTTTATCCTGGAGTTTGGCCCTGGATACATCCGGTTCTGGTACAACCATGCGCAACTGCTGGATGGTGATAACAACATTCTTGAAATTGATACGCCATGGGGAGCTAATGATCTGACCCGTAACGGGAAATTTGGCCTGTCTCTGCAGCAGTCAGCAGACGTGATTTACATAACCTGCACAAATGGAAATTACCCTGTTTATAAGCTGACGCGAAACACTAATACCAACTGGAGCCTGGCAGAGGCCAGTTTTTCCGGTGGCCCATTCGCTGATATTAATTCTGACAAATCCAGCGTCGTTTACACCGACCAGTTCAGGATCTGGTCTGAGGATGGAAACGATTTGCCTGACGGCACCCCAACCACTACAAGCCTCTGCAACATCACTGCCAACACAGATATTTTTCAGACTGCGCATGTAGGGTGTCTTTTTTACATCGAAGCCAGCACTGATGCAGTGGATGATGATACCGGTCATAGCGGTTACATACCCGCCTGGGCTGCTGGCACATCAGAAACTTTCTCCGCCGGTGTTTTCTGCCGTTCAGATGGGAAATATTACGAAGACATGGACGGCACCAAGACCGGTAATACGCAGCCTACATGGACAGCTGGCGCCCACAGGGATGGAAGCGGTGGTGATGCGTCGCTCTGGCGATATTCAGGCGGTGGCTGGGGGATCATTGAGATAACAGCGGTCAATAGTGCCACATCCGCAACCGGTAAGATCGTCACTGAACTACCACCCAGCGTCAGAAACACAGTTGGGAAAACGTATAAATACGCTTTCGGTGACTGGTCTGATGTTCTCCGCTACCCCCAGTTTGCGGCATTTTTCCGGGGACGCCTGGTCTTCGCTGGCCGGCAAAAAATATGGTCCAGCGTCGCTGGTGATCTGCAGAACTTCAGCCCAATGACAAATGGCTATGAGGCAGAAAGCGATGATTCGATTAATGATCGCATTGATGATACTCAGGACACCATGCAATGGCTGGTCGCCTCCGCAGGGAAAATATTTATCGGGACTGCCGGGTATGAATTCTCGTATGGCGAGCAAAGCCTGACTTCCGTTTTTGGCGCGGGTAATACAAAGGTTGAGCTGAACAGTACGATCGGCAGCAACGAAGTGCAGGCAGAGCGCCTTTTTGATCGAGTTGCGTTTGTGCAGCGTGCTGGGCGCAAGGTGATGATTGCCGCCTATGATTCGGGCAGTGACTCGTTTTCAGCAACCAATTCCTGCATTCTGGCCCCCCATCTTTTTACGTCTGAAATAATTGCTCTGGCGTATCAGCAGGAGCCCAACCGGATACTTTGGGTGTTGCTGGAAGAAGGCAAACTGCTGGGACTGACCTATGACGCAGAGCAAAACATCACCGGCTGGCATGAGCATGCTACCGGCGGTGCGGTGGAAAGTATTAAGGTCATTCCGGATATCGATGGCGGACGCGATGAGCTGTGGATGGTTGTTAGACGAACCATAAACGGCGCAACGGTGCGCTATCTGGAATATATGCTGCAGGAATATGACAGCGCGTTTATCACCCAGGAATGGGCGCGAGTGCTGGATTGTATGGCGACATACAACGGTGTTGCGACAACGGTCATTTCCGGGCTGGGGTTTCTGGAAGGGCAGACGGTGGCAGTCGTGACCGACGGCGCCACGCACGCATCGCGAACGGTAAGCGGAGGCAGCATCACGCTGGACTGGCCATCATCTGTTGTTCACGTCGGAATCAATAATGCGGCTGAAATTATCACCTTGCCTCTGGAAGGGGGTATTAAACGCTTTGCCAAAGCACGACTGCGTTTTATCGATACGCTAGGCGGTAAGTTCGGCGATGAGGGCGGAAAATATCTGGATAAGCTTCGCGCGCGAGACTACTCAGACAATATGGATGAGGCGCCGCCTCTGTTTAATGGCGTAGTTACCGTTCCGTGGCCTGGCGAGTTTAATGAGAATGGAAGCATCCGTATCGTGCAGGACCTGCCGCAGCCAATGACCATTGTCAGCATCGATCCAGTAGGAGAAATGGAAGATGACTGAGCCTATAATCGTCCATCTTGAGGAGTTCCACCTTAATGAAATATTCCCGGACTCATTACCGCCGGAGGCTGTTGCGTCGCTGGTATCTTTCCCATCGTTTGCGATGGAATACGGGGAAAAAACACTTGCCGCTGGTGGCGCCATTCAGTTAGCCCCGGGCCGGGTCAGACTCTGGCTAAATACCGCCCCCGGCGCGGAATTGTTCCCCATCCATATTTTCCGTGCTGCCAGGAAATTTACCGAAATCGCATTGGCCGAAAATTATCGCGTGGAATGCATCTGCGCCGATAACTTATCCGCCCGCGTTGCAAAAATGCTCAGTTACCAGCAGGACGCTATTATCCGCAATTATCAGCCTGGCTGTGACGCCAGATTATTTTCAATCGTGAGGTGATCATGCTGTTTAAACGCAAATTCACACTGGAAACTGACCCGGCATCATGGGCTGCTGGTGCCGCTGTTCTGTCGGCTGGTGCAGGAACTTATTCAGCCATCTCCAGCGCAAATAAAAAAGGAAGCGTCATAAAGCCATCGGCGCAGGTTACGCAGGATACTTCAGTTGCTGAATCCGATGACCTGCTGCGCCGCCGGCAGCGGCAGGGGAACCAAAGCAACGTAACGGGAGCTTCGGGAACCGCTGCTAATACTTCAGGCCAGAAGACGCTGCTGGGTGGCTGATGATCGTTACGTTTGAGCCCTGGCACCTGGTAGCCATTACGCCGCAACCACATCAGTTCGGCAGTATCAGGACTGAACAGCACTCTAGGAACATTGCCAGTGTCGGCGCATTTACCTGTCTGCACAATGGCCAGCCTGTGGCAATAGGTGGCATTGTCCCGGCAGAAAAATACGGTCTGGTTTTCGATACAGGAATAGGGTGTGCCTGGATGATTATTGCCGAGGGCATAACCCATCTCTGGCCGGAGATTTTCAGGGCAACTCGTCGGGAATTACACCGGGCGCTGGCGAACTATCACCGCATTGAGGCCAGCACCACATTTCCGGAAGGGGAAAGAATGCTGGCGCTCCTGGGTATGCGATGTGAGGGGCATCTGAAGAAATTTAACCACAGGGGAGAGGATTCTTCCCTGTGGGCGATAACGAGGTGATCTATGGATTCTGTAAACTGGCAGACGGTCGGCGACAGTTTCAAAAATAATGCAGTACCAATAGCGCAAACCTCAAGCTCTGCGTTAAATGCATTCTCATCATTAAGTAGCACGCGTCAGCAATCCAGTAACCTGAACACCAACGCGCAGCTGCTCGACCAGCAGGCGAACCAGGCGGTTTTAAATGCCGGGCAGCAATCGGCGCTTATTCGCCGTCGTGGTGCCCAGTTCCAGGGAGATCAGGATGCGCGTATTGCTGCAAGTGGTACCGGCTTTGGTGGCACGAATGCGCTGCTGCGCCGGCAGACCGCGCTTAACATCCAGGAGGATGCGAACGCGGTAGCTAACGAGGGCATTCTCCAGTCTGATGCACTGAAGAATGAGGCTGGTGCCATGCGTCAGCAGTCTAAAGCTGCTCGACCGGGTTTGCTGGGCTATTTGGGGGCAGGTACATCAGTGGCGTCAACGTTTCTCGGGGCGAAGTATGGCAAGAAGACATAATCCCCTTTCCCCCACCTTTTCAGGAAAATGATTTTAAGCAGTTAAATAAAAGTGCCCAGTAAATAGCTGCAGAGTACTTTCCTCCTGAAACCCACTCAGGAGGAAAGACCATGACCCAACCAACGAAAAGACCCATCATCTTAAGCCAGGTCCAGATGGCGGCGCTGGAGAAAATTCAGAATGATGAGCGCGAGAAATCACCGTATGGCGCCGCCCCCTCAATCCCTGATATAGCCAGGGGGATGATTGATATAGCACTGGCATATCTGGCGGCCTATGAGACCGAAAAGCCTCGGAATGCATCCCAAAATGCGCTGATTAGACATCAAACAAAGTTAAACCAGATAGAATGTTCTCCCTTAGCCCTGGAGCAATGTAACGACTCAATTATACGTACATTAAATACAGTGCAGCCGGATTCCGAAACCGATGGTAAAGCGGGGAAAAAGTAAATGCCACAACTTCCTTTTTACAACCGTCAGGTAACGACACAGGGCCTCGGTGCGGGTCCTGTTAACCTCCCCAACTCTACTACTGATCAGCAATTTTTAGACGAAGGGTCCGACGCAGCGTCGAGAGCTGCGGTGTCAATCCAGTCCCATCTGGATGATACTTCTGTACAGGATAATCTCCTGAAGCTTACGTATAGCCGTTACAACCTTGCAGAAGAACAACAAAAGAAATTGGGGATTAATGCCGATGGATCATCTGATCAAGCACTTTCCCAGTTTGACGATTACGCCGCCACCCTCAGGCAAAATATCCCTCAGTCCCGTATGGAGGAGTGGGACAGACAGGCTGCCATCACTCGCCTTCAACTCCAGAGCACAACCGACACACATGAGCTTGACCAGCACCAGGCATTCAAGCGTGGGCAGTATGAAGGTAACCGGGAAATGGCTATCGCAGATGCCCAGACGTTCCGTGCTGATACGCCAAACTATCAATTAACCCTAGCCAGAATGAAAGATAACATCACTTCTTATGGGCAATCTAACGGTTGGTCGCAGGAGCTGATAGATGGTGAAATTCGTAAAACTGAGCAGCAGATGTCCAGCAATGCAATTCAGTCATTTGCAGCAGATCAGCGTGCTCAGCAATTAGCAAACCCAGCTACCTTCACGCCAGGAAACATTACTCCAGGGAGTGTCTGGTCTTCGATGACCTACTTTGAATCAAAGGGGCAGCAGTTTGATGGCAACGGGAAGACGCTTACGTCGTCTGCTGGCGCCATGGGTGTTGCACAGATGCTTCCATCCACGGCAGAAGAAGTAGCCAGAAAGCATGGTATTGCATGGGATCCGCAGAGGTTTATGAATGATGCCAGCTATAACATGAATCTGGGACAATTGTATCACCAGGATTTGACACAAAAATATGGTGGTAATCAGGCTCTAACTGTCGCTGCATATAACGCGGGCCCTGGTGCTATTGATGACTGGATTAAGGAAGTTGCGATTAAGTGGTCCGCAGCTCCCGATATGACGCCCCAAACCGTCCTT